CCAGAAGATGCACCTCCAGAAGATCCTCCCCCGCCAGAAGAGCCTCTCCCAGAAGATAATCCTCCAGAAGAGCTGCCTCCTCCTAGCTCTGTTGCTGATGACTACTTGTCTTCTGTGCAGAATTCGTTTGCAGCAATGAGCGAAGAAGATCAAGCGGGGATATTTAAAAGCACCTCTACTGGAACGCCTATAGAGCAAGCTCTTTACGACCAATTGTTAGGCAACGTATTCGCAAAAGGGGGCATAGGTTTTGAGATTGATCCTAATGACGGAACTAGTCTTCTTCTTAAAGTTCCTGTAGGTATACCGTCTATTGGCGGCCCTATGAGAATTAAGATTCTCAACGAAGACGGAAGCTTAGTGCCGCTGCCCGATGTATTAGGAGAAGCTAAAAATAAAGTAGCTCAAGCAGGTAAAGACATTCTTGCTATCCCAGGACAAATTCTTGACGAAGCTAGAGGAGCCTTGGGTGATCTAAAGGATCTTGGTGGAGTAGTGGCAGGAACATCAAATAAAACACTGACAGAAGTGCTTGGAGAAATATTCTCTGGCGTTCTTGTTGAAGGATCTGAAACTCTTCCTAAAACTGGATGGATGGGTCAAGGCATCTTAGGAGATATATACGATATCTTTTTGAAAGAAGTAGATGATTGGAAGTCAGGAGGAGATCCTAGCAAGTTTGGTGGAGATCCTTTTCCTATAACTCCTGTTGATGATGGATTACCTCCGGTTCAGCCGTCAGATGCTCCTCCTTCAGATGCTCCACCTCCAGAAAGTCCTTTTGGAGAAAAGCCTCCAGGTAAAGCTTCTAATGAAATCCTTCCTTTAGATCCTGATCTTACCCCTGACCTTGATCCTGACCTTGATCCTGACCTTGATCCTGGTTTAGATCCTGACCTTGATCCTGATCCAGACAAAAAGCCAGACGATGATCCAAAGGACGATGATCCAAAGGACGATGACCCTAAAGACGATGATCCAAAGCCAAAGCCTAAGCCAGACGATGATCCAAGAGTAATACCTGAAGACAATCCGCCAGAGGATGATCCTTTCCAACCTGAAGACCTTTTTACAGGAACTCCAGAGACAGAAGAGCCGGAAGAAAGCGGTGGCGGCGGTGGTGGCGGTGGTGGTGCTGGAGGTATGTTTGAACCATACTCAGGTGCAATTAACTATGGATTGCCACAGTTTCAAGCAGTACCTTATAATTTAAAGAAGGATTACAACGCCTCTCTTGACCGCATTATGCAAGAAAGCCTGTTTGGTAACTTCAGCTAGGCTTAAATAATTATTTTAAAGGAATGATCTAATGACGTATTTAGATTTAGTAAACAACGTATTGAGAAGACTGCGGGAGACAGAGGTATCTACTGTTCCTGCTAATTCGTACAGCAAGCTAATTGGTGATCTGGTTAACGATGCTAAAGACCTTGTAGAGAACGCATGGGATTGGTCTGCATTAAGGACGTTGATTACGATTACAACGTCTTCTGGTGACCATACCTATCCTTTGACAGGCTCTCAGCACAAGATTAAAGAGTTTTTAGTTATTAACGATACGTCAAACCTAACAATGGAGTATAAGTCAAACAACTGGTTTGAAGAGCAGTTCTTATTACAAACGCCTTTGAGTGGATCACCGCAATACTACACTTACAACGGTGCTGACTCTAACGGAGACATGATACTAGAGGTCTATCCAAAGCCTGATGGGGTTTACTCAATAAAGTTTAAAGCAGCAAAGCGTAATGCAGCCTTAAGCGGTGACACAGATGTCTTAAAGATACCGGAAGTTCCTGTCCTACATCTTGCCGTAGCTTTTGCCTCAAGAGAAAGAGGTGAGACAGGTGGTACGTCTACTGCTGAATACTTCCAGATGGCTAACAAATACTTGTCAGATGCAATAGCGCAAGACGCTGGCAGACACCCAGAAGAAACAATCTTCTACACTTGTTGAGAAGCTAATGGCCCAAGAACTAACAAGCATCAATCTGGTAGCACCAGCCTTTAAGGGGATTAACACTGAAGACTCTCCTTTGGCTCAAGACCCGTCTTTTGCTGAAGTAGCAGACAATGCTGTAATAGATCAGCGTGGACGAATTGCTGCGCGTAAAGGTCTGAGCGTTATTACTACAAACAAGACTGTACTGGGATCTGGCAAGATACGAGCGATTAAAGAGTTCAAGAACAACGCTGGCACAACCAAGGTCTTTTCTGTTGGTAACAACAAGATCATCAGCGGTACAACTACTTTGGTGGATGCAACTCCTAGTAGTTACGTTACGATTAACGCTGACAACTGGAAGATGGTTAACTTTAACGACAGTATCTACTTCTTTCAGAGAGGATTTGAGCCGTTAATCTACAACACAATTGCTGATAACGCTAACGGAGGTGTTGGAAGCGAAGTAAAAAAACTAACACTTGCTGATAGTAACAGTGGTATTTCGGCAGCTATCAACGGTAACGAAGTCTTAGCAGCTTACGGGAGGCTTTGGACGGCTGACTTTACTGATGATAAGTCTACTATTTACTGGTCTGACCTTTTGTCTGGGCATAAATGGAATGGTGGAAGCTCTGGCAATATCGACATTGCTAAGGTTTGGCCTGACGGTTATGACGAGATTGTGGCTTTATCTGCTCACAACAATCATCTAATTATTTTTGGTAAGCGTAGTATTGTTGTTTACTCAGGTGCTGACAATCCAGCATCGATGGCTCTTGCAGATACTGTTGCTGGCGTAGGCTGTGTAGACAGAGATACAGTACAAGCCACGGGTACAGACGTTTTATTCTTGTCTCAAACAGGGCTAAAGAGCTTTGGCAGGACAATCCAAGAGAAGTCGATGCCTATTAGTAGTTTGTCTGGGACGATTACTAAAGACATCATTGCTACGTTAACGACTGAAACAGAGTCATTCAGGTCTGTATATCATCCAGAAGAGAACTTTTACCTGTTAACCTTTGTTGGCCGTGATGTGACGTTCTGCTTTGATGTCAGAGGCACACTGGATAACGGGTCTTACAGGGCGACTAGATGGCCTGGGACAGGATTTACGTCTTACGTTAGGCAAGACAATGGAACACTTCTGATTGGCAGTGTAAACGGCATAGGTAAGTATTCAGGCTTTCAAGACAACAGCACATCGTATCGTTTTCAGTATACGAGTCCTGAGTTGTCATTCGGAGATCCTGCCAAGCTCAAGTTCTTGAAGAAGATAAGACCGACTATATTTGGTGGAGAGAACTCCAATATATTCTTTAGATGGGCGTATGATTTTAATTCATCTTCTGCTTCTGCAACAATAACACTGACTAGTGACGCTACATCTGAATACAACGTAGCTGAATTTAACGTAGGTCAGTTTACTTCTGGGCAGTTCCTCTCTCGTAATAACGTCAATACGACAGGCAGTGGGGGAACATTATCTATCAACATGGAATCTGACATTGACGGTAAAGAAATGTCATTACAGGAAATCAACGTGCTTGCGTTATTAGGTAGAACAATATGAAACATTATATGGAAACAACATTGTCCAGCGTAATTAACGGAGGGACTTACTAATGGTTGCACATACAACAACAGTTGCTAAAAGTGATGGACAACAGCTTTTTGAAAACATATTAGGCATAGGCGGCACTGCTGCTGGATTAGCTCTAGCAGAAAAAGGCTATAGAGACTTAGGCGGTATTGGCGAGAAAGCCCTTAAAGAGTTTTCAGGAGGAACTGTAGATCCTGTTACTGGTATGCGTACTGGCGGTCTTGCTGATGCTCTTGAAGAAAGACTACAGTTTCAGCCATACACTGTTACCACAGCTACTGGTAGTGACTTTGGCATGATGCGCCAAGATGACACTACTTTAGATGACGGCACAGTAGTTCCTGGTGACATGGAATATAAGCTGAACCTTTCCCCTAATGAACAAGCTTTTTACGAGAATCGTTTGGCTGGTGCTGGGGGCATGTTTGACGCAGCACAAGTAGGTACAGCAGATAGAGAAAAAGAAGTCTTTGAAAGAATGATGGCTGCTATTAGACCCGAAAGAGAGCGTGAGCGCACTGAACTAGAAGGACGCTTACAGTCACAAGGAAGGCTGGGTGTAGAGACTAGTATGTTTGGTGGTACTCCTGAAGGATTAGCTTTGGCTAAAGCGCAGGAAGAGGCTTATAGTCAGAACATGCTAAGTGCAATGACCTTTGCCGGTCAAGAGCAACAACGTCAGGCGCAGTTAGGTTCTGGCATGTTAGCCGCTGGTTATATGCCACAACAACAGCTTATCGGAGCATTGCAACCAGGCATGACAGGAGCAGAGCAAAGAAGACAGGCAACATCTCAGCAGACAGGTGCTTACGGAGAGACTTACGCTGCTGGCCTTCAGGCTTTACTGTCATCAGCATTGGGTCAGGCTGGCATCGCTGGCGGGTTTGGTACAAGCATGGCTTCAGCCGCATTAGGCGGCTTGTTCGAGTAATAGGAGACAAACAATGGCTACATTTTCACAACAATTTCTGGCTAATCTATCTAGTCCAACAGGAATGCTTCAGGGTGCTGCTAATCTTGGAGCAGCTATTGGCGGCGTTCCTGGTCAGATGAAAGAAAAAAGATTTCAAACAGACCTTGCAGCCATTGACACTACTACTCTTGCGGGGCAAATAGAGGCTCAACAAAAGCTATTAACTAGAGAAAAAGATCCTAGAGTTCGTTTGCAAATTCAAAGCGATATTAGCTCTATAAGAAAACTGCAAAGAAAAGAAGAATCTTTAAATGCTTATATAGCTGCAAATCAAGGAATACCTAAAGCT